GGTGCTTCTTTTGTCATTACAAAACCTAGTTGCTCAAACCACTCATCCAATCCTCGGGAAAATTTGGTCAGTTGGTCAGCCTCCATAAAGACCACACAATCATCACCGTTATTTGCCAATTCAATGTCAACTCCCCTCTCCTTAGCGTAAGCGTATACCATTGCACACATGATGAGGCAGTTTCCTAAGGCAGTGTTCATGTCTCCTGAGAAACGTTTACCCTTAACCTTGTACTCCAACCATCCATCTTCACATCTACCAAACCCAATGTTGTCAATCTGCCATTTAAGCAGTTTGCGTAGTTCTTTTGATTCGAACATTGCGTTGTAGATGGAGTGCTCCCATCTTAGCATTTGCTGACTCACATGTTGATCAAACCTGCTTGCATCCAAACCAAGACACACTGTGTGTGTGTACTTTTCGAACTTGCGTTTGATGATATCCGCCGTTTCAACAGCGTTAAATCCTTTAACAACAACAGGGGTATCAGATCCAAAAACCTTCTGTATCCCTTTGTAAATCTTGTGCTCTACGGGCTTTAGGTACCGCCCAACCGCAACATTATACACAGGCCTTCTGGGCTGAATACAACGTGGTGCCTTATTGGAAGGAACTTTTTCGCACTTAACAAAACTGTCACTGTAAGCGTCGCGTCTGCGAACACCATGGGTGGTGAAGTCTACTACGGCTTGGTCATAGATGGTTCGTTTACGTCCGTCGTACATCTGAGCAAACTGCTCAGGGGAAACGGGGGAGGAACTACCCAACCATGTCACAAGTGATCGACGGAATTCTTGAAGCTTGGAATTAACAACCCCTTCATTTGGGTCTTCCACTAGCTTGTATTCTCCATCCACATTGTGATAGTAGACTCGCTCTAACAGTGCTGTGTTAAGCGTGTTGAGATCTGGGTCATTTATTTTTAACGTCCTACCCTCACCGGAGACCCCGTTCAATACGAACATCCGGCGAGAGCGACAGGCAGCCTGACTGTCTAGGTGCATGGTCAGCTGCGTGTGGGCAAGATTTGATCTATGCCTAACGCCATGCACCACAGCCAAGCCCCCTCAGGCCTGGGCAAACCCAGCCGCAGACTGCAGTACCCCGTACTCAATCTGGCGGCTCTTAGCTAGAGCGCAATTGGCCACTTTACCACCTTCGATTTCATATCGATCTGGAACAAACGCTGCCTCAATGATCAGAGGCATCATACGTTGTAGGTGGGTGTAACGCATGTTATCAGCACGCATCACTTCAGTGGCATATCGACGAATCGCTCGGCGGTTTGCCTCAGTCTTGGATGGAACTCCAAACTTTGCCTTAACAGCGGCAACAACTTCCCGTTGGTACGCATTTCTGCATCCCGACTTAACTCGTCGCTTCACTGATGGTGTAAACACCGGCTCGTTTTGGTTTCGACACCCCTGCTCAACTTCTTGAACAGGAACTGTAAGCTCCGAACTCAGATCTGCGTTGTTCTCTCCCTCCAGAACAGACCGCAAAGTCTTGTTGGTAGCCATCAGCCAAGGCCTGCAATAGTAGTAAGTAAGAGCAGCAGCCCCTATTGAAAGGCTCGAAGCAATTGTGACAGTAACATTGTTGGATTGCGAATTCTGAGCAACCAACGCGTTGGAAAGGGTAACCAGCCCTTTCGAAACCTTGAATAATCGTTTCACTGTAGTTGTAGCCATGGTAAGAATTAATTGAGAATTGGTTCTTGCCCGGCCAAGGGTGCAGAAGGGTAATGATCTGCACATCGCTAGATTTTGGTTAGACGGGGTCCTAGCAGACCCCGGTCAGACGCCCCACCGTGCGCGCCCAACTGTGAGAACCTACATTCTCCCCTTTTATGCCCCTCGCAACTACCGTGAGCTCCTACCTCACGCAATGGTCTTGGATTTTGTAGTTGTTATAACCCTAGTTTACCAGACTAAGGTGGTTACGCAGACTAGAACGCTTGTCGATATTACCAGCATGTCCGAAGACATCCGACCGTGCAGACCGCCACAAAGCGGTGTTGCCCCCATTGTTGGTTGTTAGCTTGGCAAGAGCCACTACTCGCAACAGGAGTGAAAAAGTATGTATAGTTTCTAGTAAAC